TTCTTTCATCGCTGTTTTTAAATCTTCTGAAATTTTAGCTTTTAAGCTCATTTTTAATCATTTAATATTAAATAATAATGGACACCTACGTTATTTTCGGTAGTATAATACGCCCACTTTAACTCTTTTTTTGCAACCCTATCCCCAGCTTCTTTAAACACTTGACTGGACTCATTCGCTAATATCTTATGATACTTATTAGTATCTTTCTTTTTAGTTTCAACTTTAGGTTCAACATATTCAATACCGCTTTTAGTTATGACCATTTTCTTTGGAGGTAACTTATTTAACGGTTCTTCTTTCTTTACCACTAACTTCTTATTATCTATTGATTTATTACTAGGTCTCTTGTTCATATTACTTTATCAATAAATATAGTGCAAATATACTGATAAAAAATCAAACATGCAACTATAATTTATATTCTTTTTTTGAACCGTCTGGTTTTGAATACATAACTTTAGTTGGTATAGCATTAATCCCAACAAACTTTTTCATTTTTTCAACATAATCATCTGAAGTACCTTTTTTAAGGTATGCTATTGTAGCATGTGGGTGATACTCAGGATAAGTCAGTGTATGTGGAAGCGTTCTAAATAGTTTATTTAAAACATGTAACGCTTTACTGGCTATATCAAACTTTAAAACATCAAATTGTGAATTTTGAAAAGCAGATATAGTATGTAACTTAATCTTAGGCTTTGTTACACGCTTAATTAGAGCTTCAACTTCCTCGTCAGGTACAAATGGTTCAATACCATATAATATTGTAGCATGTGGCTCCATTTCACGTCCAAACCCTACATCTTCAGGTCCAAAATACACATCATCTTCATCTATTAACTTTTGAAGATTTTCCCAGTCTTTAGGGTCAGTATCAAGATAAATCATTACACAACCGTAGGGATATTTCCGCTCAGTTTGTTTCAGTAGAGCTTCCCTCACTAATTTCTTCGTTTCCATCATTGATTGTTTTTATTATTGCTGCAATAAGGTCTTCCCTTTTAGCAAATTTGTTTATATGCGCTGTTTGTACCATTATTGTTAACCCCTCAGTAATTAAACCAATGTCTTTAATTAACATTTCAGACATTTCTTCTTTAGAAGTAGGTTTAGGGATAAACTCAGGTTTTGAAAAAACTATCTTAGGTGTTTTTTCATCATCAGAAGTTATCGTTACTTGATTTTTCATATCGCAAATATACCAAATTATTTACTTCTTTGCAAATCTTTTTCTATTAATCCTCGCATATAATCTGATAATGAACAATCTAACTCCATTAAACGCTTTGCTACATCATTATAAAGTGTATCAGGAACCCTAAATTGGACTATGTTACGTTTATTTGGTTTATCAACTTCAACAAACTTTAATTCCATCTCTTCTTGCCAAAGTTTTTCATTAGACATATGTTTTCTAATACTCTTAACATTCTCTGGATTAAATCGAATTGGATTTAATGTGTAATGATATTTTAATTTTTTATATTGATTATCTTCAGTAAATAATTTATTTAAAAAAATACCATTTGGTTGACCAGCCATATGAATGCTTGAATTTCTACTAGCTAAAGATGGAATTAACGCTGAATATATTCCCTCTAAATCATCTATATGACCAGCGTTATCAATTAACAATTTAGTTAAAGTATAACCCCTAGTTGCATCAATTGTTGCTGACTTACCAGCAAGAACATTTCCATTACATAATATTATTTTTTGTTGGTTATTAGTTGATATAAATTCATTTTCTTTGAATTTATTCTTTTCGATATAATTTTGAATTATTAACCTAACACGTTCAACAAAATTTTTTGATATATCATTTTTACATGATAAATAAACTATGGATTCTTCATCACCAAAAATTAAATTATAAGCAACATATGCCGCCATTAATTGTGTAATATTCATTTGACGACTATGTAGATTAATCGTAAACCTATTATCCATTAAACTATTAAGAAAATCTCTCTCGTAATATAATAATGTACATTCTTTAACCCAATCATGTAATGGTGAGTAAAATGTGTTATACTTTTCAGTAAATTCTATAATATTCATATTTTTGTAATACAGATTTTAAGTTGTATTACAAATAAATATCATTATAAATTGGAAAGTAATAATTCAGTTGGATTAAGAAGGTTTTTTGGTTGTGGTGTATCTAATTCCCAAGCAACCCATTCACCGTTATATTCATTATATAGCTCAAGATGTAGCATACTTGTTGATGGAACCTTACCCTTATCAACTTTTAGTACTGGGATAACAAAACCAATAAAATCACCCTCATTTACTTTATCACCAACGGACCATTTTTCCCAAGGATATACTTCACCATAATTAATGATTCCAGAGTTGCCAGAAACAGCTAAAGCCCAAGTATCATTCCACCATGGGAATCCAGCTATTTCACCTGTAAATGGTTTAATAGCGACTATAGTACCTTCTTCAATTGCGAAGACTATATCACCTTTATTACAGTATAAATCAACACCTGTATGGACATCATGTTTGCGTTTAACGCCAAATGCCCGAAGGTCATCACCTTGAGGCACTTTGTATTTGTAATCTTTTAATGGAAACATATAAAACTTTTGAGCCTCTACCCAGCCTCAAACTGGGTTCCCCTCTATACCAAAGAGGAATTTTAATCAAATTAAACTATAGTGGCTTATTAATATTTGTATAAGGTGCTGATATTTTCCAAGCGTCTTTTATATAGGTATTTGATAAACCAATATAATAAGCACTTTGTTTTAATTCATGAGCTAATTTAAATCGAGAATTATCAAAATCTTTACATGAATCAGCGTGTAATTTATTAGCTAGATGCATTAAAAATTTGTTTAACGCATCATAACGTAAATTTCCAATATCATTAGCTAATTCTTCCAAGCTACCATTGTATTTTTCAACGACTTCTTTGTGTTGCATTTAAAACAATTTTAATATTAAAAAAATGAGCAGCGGAACAGAATCGAACTGTCGTCTGAGCCTTGGCAAGGCCCCGTAATAGCCACTATACGACCACTGCATTTGAAAACCAACCTAACGTTTTCACGCCCATCATTTCGGATGAGATTTTTCGTACTTATTAGCTAATCATAACGCTAATGTTCCATGGCTTAGTTACCCTTGATTCTAGGGTGACAAATTTGTCTGAGCAGCTAGTCAGAATCGAACTGACATCTCCAACTTGGAAGGATGGAGTAATGAGCCATTATACGATAGCTGCATGGAGCCGAGGGGCTGTTCGCCAACAGTGCGTTCCCTTTCAACTCGGCATGTTTTGTGTTGGCCCTACGAGAGTCGAACTCGTTTTTCCACAGATTAAGAGTCTGTTGCAACGCCACATTTTGCTAAAGGCCAATTTTTAAAATACAAGAAAAGTGTAGCCGCCGTTCTGTTCTATCTCATAATTTATCTCACCCTTTCGGATGGTCATTATCTGACTGCTCCAACCCGTTCTCATAGGGAAACCGACACCCTCGAACTGTTTGGATTGCAACTTCTTTGGTGATAACGAACTTTCAGATAACTTACTTATTCTCCCAAATTAGGTTTAGTTGCGGCGAACTTCCTCTAAGGTAATTAACCTCAGCTATGAGTCCTACTTCTTGTTTTGCAAATATACATATAAATATTGGATAATCAACATTTATTTATAAATCAAAGAACTTTTTTTAATATTCAATATTATTCTTATCCAATATTGAATATATTCGTTTATAATTATTCCCCTTTGCCGCAATACCTAAATCTATTAATGCTTCTCTAACATTTTTTGATTTTAAAAAAGCGTTAATATAGTCTTCATCAACTAATTTACTATTTTTTTTATTTCTTCCTCGCCATGTAGGTGTAATACTATGACAATTTGGACATAAACATATTAGATTTTCTCGATTATTATTTTTATTGTTTCCATCTATATGGTCAAGTTCTAAAGTTATTTTATTACCGTACCATTCAGAAATATTACAATTTCCACAACAACTGTCTTGTTCCAATATTATTCTAGCTCGAAGAGATTCAAATTTTAAATCTTTATAATCAGCACTTAATAACTTAAAATTTTTAATTTTAATTTGCTTTTCAACACCTCTATAATCTTTAAATAGTTCATCTAACCTTTCACGTTCTAAACGTTTATTTTTCTGTTCTTCTGTTTCAGCTATTGACCTAGATTTATTGGAACAATCAGTACTACAAAATTGAGAACCATATTTAAGTATTTTGGAACCACAAAATGAGCATTGATTATGTTTTCTAACATTATTAATTAATTTAACATTATGTTTTTCTTTATTTTCTTTACCATTTATACTGCAATGATATGAAATTGTACTTTTTGCACAATTTAATTCTTTCTGTATTTCGTTATATGTTTTTCCTTCTGACCTTAACCTTAAAATTTTTTCTTTCATATAAAGAAATGTAATATAGAGTAGCAAAAAATAAATACTTAGTTAAAATAATTTTGTCCCCCTGCCGAGAATCGAACTCGGCCCCGTAGTTTAAAAGACTACTGCCCACAACCAGTCTGCCACAAGAGGAAACAATATGTTTTCATAAATATAATTTAAAAAAACATAGTCGTTTATTTTTAACGATGTCCCCCCTGTGAGGCTCGAACTCACAACCCCATGGGTAAAAGCCACGTACTCTACCAATTGAGCTAAGAAGGGATATACATCTCCCTCTAATCTCAAGAGGGAGCTTACTGTTTACATTTTCGTTTACTTTTAACCATTTTCATTGTGTTCATCACTTTTTCTTTTTTAAAAAAATTAGTGGGGGCGGCTGGAGTTGCACCAACGTTGTTGCGATTTACAGATTGCTTTTTTTTGTGTTTATTTTGCAGAATATATTCTTATCAGAATATATTCTTATCAGAATATAGTTTTACCATTTTAACACCCCCATAAGTTGAATTTTCTACGCCACTTGACAACAGCCAATGCAATAAAAATCCTAAACGTTCCCATAGCTTAGAGCAGATAATGGGAGTCAAACCCACGCCACCGACTTGGAAGGACGGTGTGCTATCGTAACACTTCATCTGCATGTGAGTTTTACGTTCTCCAACGCTGGATTTCTTTCCGCAGACCAGTTACTGCTCGTGAGCCTTCTGTCAGATTCGAACTGACGTGGGATTACTCCGCTGGTTTACAAAACCAGTACAATCGACCACTATGCGAAGAAGGCACATACAGAGTAGTTTTTTTTCTTTTTAGTGCTCTACCGATTGAGCTAACCGCCCCATTTGGGACAGTGCAGGACTCGAACCTACAACCCCTAGCTTAACAGGCTTAGAATTTTTGTTGCTGAACCTACTCTTGAGCCTCCAGTTGAACTCGAATCAACTTCACCTGATTACAAGTCAGGTACATCACCATATATGCTTTGGAGGCATTTTTGTGGGAGACATGAGATTCGAACTCACTCAGCCGTAAGGCACTTGTTTTACAGACAAGCCCAACTCTCCAACGTTGGCGGTTTCCCAAATGTGGGATAGGGTGTACTCGAAACACACGAAGTTCAGTTTTACAGACTGTCTTCAGAACCCTGCTGGCTATCCCAATTTATCCGTTAATTTAATCATAAAGACTTATTCTTCATCAATCAGCCACGGAAAACAGCTAAGTGATTACTTCTTTACTTTGTTCTATTATTAGGATTCGAACCTAAATCTCGCACCTTCAAAGGGTGGTATAATAAACCGTTATACCATAATAGAATATTATTTTTTTAACCATTTTCGTATACTATTATCACTAACACCATATTTTCTACCAGTTGCAGAATAACCTAATTCTGAAATATCTTTTAATAATGTCTCATTATTAGGTCTAACGGTCTTTCTTTTTTTTAAATAAGATTCGGCTCGTTTTGTAGTCATTACTTTTCTTAAATCAACCTTTTCAACAAATTCCTTAAGCTTTTTTTTCTTATTTTTACCACAATGTGTTTCTAACGTTGCATTACAATTTGGACAAACGATTCTTAAATTTTCTAAACGATTATCATCACTTATACCATTTATGTGGTCTAAAATAAGACTCATTTTTTTACCATTCCATTCTTCGCCTTGTCCACATAATTCACATTCATGTTTTTTTAAACCAGCTTTATATAATCTACGTTTTAAATCAGTGCGATTATATGTTGAATGTTCAACTAAAATATCATCTAGTGTTTTTTTAGGTAATAAACAATTTTTTAATTTATCTATTCGATATTTTTCACCATCGAAATGATTAAAGTTAATATTTAAACTATTTAATAATCTTTTAACAACTGTATAATTTTTTGTTTCGTTTGTTAAGCCCATTTTTTTAAAAAGTTCAGTAAAACATACTGACTCTTTAACATATTTTTCAATTAAATCTTTTTCCATATTCGAACTTTATTATAAATATAATCGAACCATGAAAAAAGTCAATAAATCAAAGAACTATTTTAAAATTTCAGTTCCTTCACTAGGATTCGAACCCAGAACTAATGCCTCAAAAACACCAGTGTTACCATTACACCATGAAGGAATATTTCAGTTATCTCACTAGAATTCGAATCTAGGCTTAGACGCTCAGAACGTCCAGTGCTACCGTTACACCATGAGATAATGTTTATAATATTAGAGCTTGCATCTAAATCTCCGCCAACCAAAGGCGGTATGTTTACATTCATTATATTTTTAATTCAATTTTCGTATTAGGTTTCATTAGTTGTACTTCCTAACTACTAATTAATAGTACTAATTGTTTCTACTCATATAATCTTTTAAACTATATTATAGTCGGGTAGACAGGACTCGAACCTGCATAAGCTTTTTAGGGCCATTCTCCGCTCCAAAGGGAGTCGTCTTCCAATTAACTACACTACCCGTAATTTATTCTGTCGGGATGAGAGGACTCGAACCTCCATGATGCCCTGCTCCCAAAGCAGGTGACTTAAGCCATTAGTCCACATCCCGAAAACAAAAAACCCCAGTTTGAATTTTCATCAGACTGGGGTTTACTTATATCTTACTAATTGTTTACTTACAATCATCTTCTTCAGAAAAAGATACACCCAGCCTATTAGGAGTTTTGCCCCCTTGCGTTTTCGGTTGATAATATGTATATGTCTTTTTCATGTTATTCTGTTTAAATTGTTTGTTACTTTTTGTTTACCTTAATAAATATATGCAAATATACGAAAAGTTTTTGAATTGTCAAGTTTTTTTTTGATTATTTTTAAAAAACTTTTTTTGACTACTCTAAAGAACTCTTGTTGTTAATTACAATGCAAATATACGAACTTAATTTGAATGTGACAAATATTTTTCAAAATATTTTTTTAAATTAGGGTAATTAGCACCATTTTCCTTATAAAACTCATCTAAATAGTATTTTTCATCCTCATTTAAGGCTCTTGGAATGTTCATTAATAGATTCTCAATGTCCTCATCATCAAATCTCCATAACATTGATAATACATATCCTAACAACGTTGTATTCTTTAAACGAATATTTTCATTATATATTATGTGACCATAACCATGTTTAATGATTGAATCTATTATCTTAGGCGTTAATTCTTCGTCTATAAGACCACCAACCATTTTACGTTCAAGAGTTTTAAAATATATAGATTTACAATAATCATTTAAATACTCTAATGAAAATTCTGGTATGAATTTATTATATCTCTTAAATATTAATAGTTGGTCTCGTTTATCCATACCATTAATAAACTCAAAATCCATATAGTTTAATGGTTTATCACTTAAGAGTTTAAATTTAATGTCATTATTTTTATTACCACTAAAATCTTCACCAGCGGCATTGTTTTTTATCTTACAGAACATATTAATGTCTTTTATTTGTCTTGGTTGTCCATCAACCTTTGACATATCATAAATAACAGAACCATGAAGAGTATTATCATAACCTTTAATTTTACTAACGTTTACACCATTATAATCATTATATTCCATTATCCTAGTTGAAAATGAAGCTGAGTAATCATTCTTAGTACCATCACGTGGAGCTGTATAATCGTTAAATGCGGTTAATAACATTTTAATAAAATCCCTATACTTTGGACATTCTAACTTCAATTGATTAAGATTATTTTTAATCAAGATATATTTGTTCGATAAATCGGTTGGAATCTGTTTTGTATCTTTGTAATCACTGGCGAAACGATAAAATGTTTCGTTAATTAACTTAAGAGTTTTAAAAAGTATTTCAGCATGATTAGTTGACGTTACCCTATAAAGGTTTTGATAAATATCGAAATCGACACGATATAAATTTGAACTAACATTCATTAAGTTTGGATTTCTTACTAAACTCTTGGAGCCATACTGACCATATTTCTCATCAAAATCTTGTTTTTCATCACATGTATACGTTGAAAAATATACACCAGAACCAAAATGGCCAGTACCACGACCTTGCATCATAAATATATTATCAGAACCATATGGTTCTGGGTTGTTATTTAGTTGCATTGAATTATGGCTCACATGATAATTGTATTCAGCTTCATTTAACGCTATCCTTAATAATTGTTTAATTGTTTTTTTCATTACTATAAATTAAACGAAAATGAATTCGAATCCAGTTGTTTGTAAAAACATTGCTTCTTTATTTCCCCAATTAGAAACGTATGTTGCTGTTTCTGGGTCAGTTTTCAAGGCATCTTGAATATATGTCTTAGGATTTTCATCTGAGTCTAACATTTCCGACATATCGACATTGGATATAAAAGTATTAAAGGGAATCTTTTTACGATTTTTCATCATAGTATGCCAATACTGTTCATTCTCATCAGATTTACGTCTAAGCATGTCACATTGACCTATGTATCGTTTTTTATTTAATCCTTCCCTAAGTAATAACTTAATCAATTCCTTCATACAAATAAATATCCTATAAAACAAAAAAGCTACTCGAAAGTAGCTTAATGTCACCATGGTGAGATTCGAACCCACACTGTACAGGGTTTAAGCCTGATGCCTCTTCCTATTGGGCTACATGGTGAAAAACAAGATGATTTTTAGGGACTTGAACCCTTTCGATTTGCATTTTAAGTGTAAATTTTTATCCTATTTATTTGCTGAAATCATCTTTAGTAGTCCTAGTCGGATTCGAACCGACACTGTATAGGGTTTGAACCTACTGCCTCTCCCAGTTGGGCTACAGGACCATATTTATTTTAACATCCTAAGTATTAATCTTTCTTTATCCAACTTAGCCTTAGTCTCAGCATATTCTTCCTTACTTGCTACTGCTTTATAATTACTAGACCCTAACCTAGTTGTAAGAAATTCTATATACTTCTCAGAATGTTTTATTTGTTCATCCCTTGTTAACTTCTTTGCCATTATCAACACCTTTAATTATCGCCAATATTTCACGAGGACTAATAAGCGTTGCTTTCTTACCAATTTCCTCAATTCTTCTCTTAGGTATATCATAATGATTCTTATGGAACCAACACCTTTTGATGTTCAATTCAACCGCCATCTTATGTAAATTCTCTTTCGAATAAGGTTTACAAACTAAATGACGCATATTATCATAATAATAAACCATGTGACCCTGACAGGCTTCGAACCTGCACATCTTTCGACCTTCGTTTCTAAGACGAAGCTGTATCCCAATTCCAGCACAGAGCCATTTTAATGTCTTTCCATCCGTCACTATTTTGGTAATTGCTTGACTATTGTTTAGCCACTATCATAACTTTTCAAACTCCCGTATTACCTTGAGTTGTAGTCCTAGTCGGATTCGAACCGACACATAAACAGGTTCTAAAGCTGTCACCTCTCCCAGTTGGGTTACAAGACCATTATTTCGTTTTTTTTCGTCTATAATTATCAGTTAAAGCATGACAATTTGGACATAATATCTCTAAATTTGTTAAGTTATTATTTAAATTATCACCATCTATATGATGTAACTCTAATGGTATTAATTTTCCTAACCAAATATCATTATTACACGATTCGCATTTTTTTTCTTTAAGTTCTAATTCAAATAAATATTTTTTTAAAATATTAGGTTTGATTTTAATTTTATTATTAAGATAATCATCAATTTCTTTACCATATAATAAAATTTTACCCTTACTCCATGCTTGTCCTGAAAAATGAATAGTACTTAGGTTAAATTCTTTTATTTTTTTATTAATTAAACCATAATTACTACCACAAATTTTTAAATCTAATTTTTTTATAACTTCAGCTATACTAGAAGATTCTAATACAGCTTTCTCTATTTCATTTTTTTCTATTTTATGTTTCATACAATATAAATATAAAGAAAAAATAAAAAGTAAAGGAAATTCTAAAAAAAAATACGTCTACCTTTGTGACCAAAGAGGGACTCGAACCCTCACACCTCACGGTACTGGTCTCTTAAGCCAGCGTGTCTACCATTCCACCATTCAGCCATATGTAGGGATGAAAGGAGTCGAACCTTCACGGGCTTACGCCCAGCAGATTTTAAGTCTGCCGTGTCTACCATTCCACCACACCCCCATATTTCACCATTTATCTGGTGAAATGTCGCAATTATTGCAACAATTTGTAACTTTTAAACCTATCACGACACTTTAATATGTCTTGATGTCGCAATTACCAAGTAATGTCACCTCTACTATACCAACGATTGGGTTTTTCTTCCTCAATCTTAAGTTTTTTTGGCATCCATTGCTTCTTATTTTTACTTACTAATTTCCAACTTGGATAACAATGTTTCCCACCGTCATAGTCATAATAAAAATAATTTCTTCTACTTCTTTTAGCGCAACTTAAACAACATATACCCTCTTGTTGATAAAGGCATAATTTGTAAGTTTTGTTGTCTGTTGTATTTTGATACAACTTGATGTTTCTTTTTTCCATTTTGCATTGTACACATTAGAGTGTTACAACGCATCAAATCTTTTCTTCATTTCCACTTAGTTTTTCTATTATACTTCCAAGTTTTATACGACCTATATTTATGATTAGGGAATTTTATTATTCTCCTATTCCAACCCTCATCATAATATGGTGGATAAAGCATTTTTAGTAATAAACGATTATACTCAAATCCATCTTTTGCTTTATACAGTTTAGCTCTGTTTCTGTTTTTTGACATACATTAGTTTAACCTAGTGCATATCATATATCTTTTTCATGTACCCAATGAATGAATCGAACATTCGACCTATTGCATGTAAAACAACCGCTCTCCCACTGAGCTAATTGGGCATTTTGTAGTTCCTGAGGATTTTGAAACCTCGACTTCCACCATGTCATAGTGGCACTCTGCCTCTGAGTTAAGGAACTGTAGGGGTAACTGGAATCGAACCAGTGGTCTTCACTGTGTAAAAGTGACGCTTTAAAACCAACTAAGCGATACCCCCATTTTTTTTACTCGAATACTAAATCAATGTATCTAATTAGTAATTTAGCATCCATATGTGCTTGATAATCAGTATCACCCATATCAGCAACTGGAACCACAAAGTTTACCTTTTGACCACTAGCAAGAACTGTAAAATAATATGCTGAACCTTTTCTAATATAAAGAAGTGTTGCCATTGGCTTCTCTTTATATAATGCTTTTTTTACTTCATTAATTTCCATTGCCATTGCTTGTTTTTCTACTAATGCAGTAATTGCTGGATTACCATTTTCTCCTAACCAATCTGTAATTTCTGTTGACATCTTATTAATATTTTTGAACCGATAGTTGGATTTGAACCAACGTTGAGATTTCTCATGCGGTTTTGCAGACCGCCGCCTTCGACCACTCGGACCATATCGGCATAAAAAAACCCAGCTAAGTTATAGACTGGGTTCAAGTTATGTTTTTTACGAATAATTTAAAACATAGATTGCCCAGTTGCACTAGCTAAGACTAGCACACATAAACAAAGGACTAATATGTTGTTAAACTTCTTCATTTTTTTTTGTTGTTGTTGTTAATAAATATATGCAAATATACGAAAGTTTTTTGAATTGTCAAATTTATTTTTAAATTATTTTACAATTTTTATTTCATTGGTTGTTTCAATCCAAACTTTAGCACCACAAGACAATGGTTTATCTGGTGAATGAACGATTCTAGCCGCTTCTTTACCATCTTGACCATAAATAATAACCTCATGTGCATAATCATTACTCTTATATGTTTTACAAGTAATAACAGGGTCATTAGTGTTATTTTTAGCGTTCCTTTGAATCGCTTGTCTATTAACGTGAATAATACTCTTCATAATTGATGCAAATATACGTAAAACTTTTTAAATATCCAAACATTTTATATTACCAGATGAATCATAACCAAAATTACCCCCATGTGCATCCAATATGTCGCCATTTTTAATAGGTTTAACTATTTGATTAACTTTATATATAAAATTAAACCATTTTGAATAAAGTTTATAAACGTTTGGTTTAAATTGCTTTAATAAACTTGATATGGTATTATTAAAATCTGGAGTTATTAAAGCCTTTAAAAATGTCATCGTCATATCATCAAAACAATACTCTAAGTAATCTTCATCATTTTCACAAATTTCGTTCAAGGCATCATTCATTATATCCCATTCAGCTATAACATTTTCAGTGTTTAATTTTTCAACCACAACATACTTAAATGTTTCACGGTCTTTTTTTGTAAACCCAGTTTTATAAACCTTTGGAAATAAATCTGGATATTTTTCAAATAAAGGTAGCCATCTATCAACAACAACTGGAGGTCCAATTTTAATTAACATATTTTTATTTCTTGTTGGATAAATAATATGTTCTTGTCCATCATCAAATTTACCCTTATGTCTAATATTAATTTCATCTAAATTAGAATTAGGCTCATTATAAACCTTATTTAGACTTTCTTTCAATAATTTTTTTACAATATTCATACTAATAAATATTGACTAATTGAATAGAATTTACTATAATTAAACATTATGGGATATGTATATTTAATCCTCGAAGTTGATAAAGATGGGAACGAGGCCCACAAAATAGGAATTACTAAGAATGACCCTTATAAAAGATTAAAGCAGTTACAGACTGGTAACTCTAGGAAGATAAGTATCATTAACTTATATGAATCGAACAATTATAAAACCGTTGAAAAATGGTTACATAAGAGATACGAATGCCTAAAAACAGAAAGTGAAAATGAATTTTTTACCTTACTTGATGAAGACGTTATTAATTTTCAAAAAACATGTAAAAAATTAGATGACACTATTACGTTACTATTAAAAGATAACCCTTTTTTTAAATAGAATCCCTATTTTTTCTGAAGTCATCAACTACAACCATTGATTCCGAAAGCTTTTTAAAACAATCAGCTATGGATTTACCTGTGACAACCATTTTATAGTTTTCATCATTAATTACACCAGCATAACGACTTTCTTCGGGTAATTTTTCATCCATGTCGATTTCGACAGTTATTTTTGTTCTCATAATACTTCAATTACTTTACCATAGACTTGCTTAGTCCAACCATTTATACCACCCTTATTATTACCTATTTGACAACCTTTATCTTGGTTTTTAGCCTTAACTAAGTGTGTGTAAAAACGACCCTTAACTTTACAAAAAACAATATCACCAACGGCAACGTTTTCCCACGTTGCAGGAGCTAATTTATGGTCCTGACCAGATTTAATCAGTGGTACCATAGAGTTTCCCTTTTCGCTGGTGATAAATGTTTCACCCTTCTGCAATTTATCTAACTTCCAATTCATTTAACGCTAAGAATTTTTCAAAATCACCATAAATTTGATGAGTTTCATTATGTATAATATAATCATTATAAGAACCAAACTCAGTCGCAACATATTCCTTAAAACCAGAAAGTGCATCACCAAGCTTTTTATCCTTAAGACCATATTTCCGCATTACATCGCCACCATTGAACTTTGATTGGATATAAAGTCTTCTACACTCAAGATATTCTAATCGTCTAACTTGTGTAACCAAATCGGACTCAGGAAATGTTTCATTCAATAAATTGAAATAAAGAGATTTATCTTTCTCAAACTTATATTCATGTTCTTCATCAGCAACATTTGTATCCATCCATTCAAGGAATGATGTATAAGAAGCCCGTTTCATATTTCTATCTCGGTTAATCTTATTCAACTCTTTAAGTTGAAACATTTTCCAGTTAAAGAATTTTGATTCAGAAATGTATTTGAATATATCTTCAAGTTCATCAAAACCTTCGGCCCATCTGTCATATGAAATACCAAGAAAATTAAAGATTTTTGGATAGTCCTTACTAATCATAATGGTACCAATATTAGAACCCTTAAAGTTGTGTTCATACCAAAGACCTTCTTGACCGTATTTAAGGCCAAGGCCATGTGCTAACCTACCAATGAAATTACCAAGGTCATTATAAGACAAATACATAAGTGTAGAGTCATAATGCTCACCAGATACTGTGATTATATCAATCTGTAGTTCCTTGTAATCGAAGGACCAGCAGTTACCATTGTGAAAAATTTCATTTGGGGCGTACTCAGCTGTTATGTAATCACGCATGTTAAAACCATCAGCTAAATCTTCCATTGAAACAACGATGTCGGCATCACCAAATGTCTTTTTGTTTTTATAAAACAAAGGAACATCAACACGTTTGAAAGTTAACCGAAATCTTTCAGTTAATTCTTTACTAATATCCTCAAATTCTTGTCTTTCGTACCTTCTGGTAAAAGTACCTTTTAATGCTCTACCGCCCATTTCTTATAATTTTATGCAAATATAGGTATTTTTATTTAAAAATCCGTTTTTAATTTTGGATAGTATTGTGCTATCTTTTGTTTTACCTTATCAACTGTAGTTGCAATATGGGTTGGGTCGGTGTCAGCGTTACTCCAATTATTAACACCAAGCCAGGCTTCTCTTACTGTTTGTCCATTCTTTACATATTCAATAACTTTCCAATAATAATCAGGTAAATATAATGGTCCTATCCTCATTGATGTTTTTTCATTAATCAATACGCCAGTCCAAACCTTTACATCACCGTATTGTGGTGAAACTGTTTTAAGAACATACATTTCAACTTGTTCCCATTGATGTTCATTAAATCTAGGTGCCTGTGGGTTAGTATTTTCAAGATACATACTTTCTAATGCCGCTGTTAAATTGAAATCCATTGCGGAGTATGGTACTACGTGACCTTTATCGACTTTTTGATTTTTATGCGCTCTATTCCAATCAGAATAAACGTCATTTGTAACAATGTCTTGAATATATGGTGGTATTAATGGGTCTTCCTTAAATACACCAACAGAACTCCTGTCAATCGCCGCCGTCTTATTAATTGAAATTAAAGCATGTTCCTTTGTTTGTACATAGAACCCCATAATTTCAGCTTTTTCTACAGTATCATACGCTTGAATAGTGTAATACGTGTGCTTCACTGTAATAGTGTGTTGTGCAAATGTTAGTAAACCACTAAATACTAACATGATTAAAAATAGTGTCTTTTTCATATTGTTTTTTTTTTATTTTCGTTTTCCATCAGCAAATGCTGATTTAGTTAAATCAGAGAATGCTTTTAAATCCTCTAATCTTAAATTAAACTTTGACTGGGTAAAAGATTCTATCGCACCAATCAAATCTGTTAACTCACAAAGAACTAATATTGAACAATCTTGTTCTGCCGCATCTAATAGTTCTTCAATTTCTTCTTTTATTTTTGAGAACTCACCAATGGTTCCTTTCTCAATTACTCGCTTATGATAACCCATATAAATTAATTAATTTTGACAATCTAGGTTCGGCACAGCCAGTACCATAAATCCAATTTAAAAACTCACACTCACGAATCCCATAGGAACCTAATTCGATACCTTTAACAGTTATATCATAACCATTATCAGTCTTAATTGTATCTAAGTCATTCTTATTAAAGAATTTCTTAAAAAATTCGAGTGCCATAACTATTATTTTATCTAATTCAGATGTGTTAACAACATCAGTCTTAATTAGCTCATTCTTCATGAAATATTTAGTATGAAGGAAATCAAAACTTTCAAACCTAAAACATGGTGTGATTGTTTGATATTGACCTTTTGGTAAGAACTCTTTTAAATACAAATATAAGAACGATTGCTCACCAGATGCAACTAAACACTTATTATTATGTTTTAGCTGAAATGATAATCTGTCTGATGGCTTAGTGATATTATCAACATACTCAGAAACTGTCCATGGTGCTTCAACACGTTGAAAACCCTTACTCTCATAGAAGTTTAAGGAATCGTCTAAGATTTTATAATTTATCATTTCTTCTTATCTGCGGTGAATGTAAAATTAGGTTCATAGTTCTCACAATAAGCTGGTTTATCATATGATACCTTCCAACCAGATTGTCTGTACAACTCCTCAAAATCCATCCAATGATTATCAAATATTTTGGTTGTTGTCATACCAGCTGGTGCAACGGCCATAATTTCTTTCATCACATCTTTTTGTAATACGGTAAATGATTCACTAAAATAATTCTTTTTAATGATGTTATTAACACCCTCAATTACAAAATCTGGAAATGCTTCCTTGATTTGAGCCTTAGCCTCTTGAGGCGTTATTGGCATAATTTTTCCCATATTAAATTTTATTTTTAACTCTTATATAATCATATCTAGGATAAAAATTAATAGCTTCGACATCATCACTCATTTTTTGTAAACAAGAACCGATGTCATATAGATAAATACCCTCTATTCTAGTGTCTGAATTTTCAGCTTCTAGTTTTTTATTAAGTCTTACAATATCAAGCTCTTTCTCACGTAACCATTCAATAAATTCAAAATTAGATTTTTCAAGGTTAAGTTGTGAACGAGTTCTATCAGTACGTACACACCATGTTGGTATATACATTTTTACTTCCATAATACAATCCACTGGATTATATTCCTCGTAATATTCGACATATTCAAGTTCAGAAATATTCGTATTACTTGTTTGCAAGACTTTTTTAACTAATAGTATTTTCATATTTTATTTTATTAAACCGCTTCTAACTAACAAATGAATATATTGACTATGTTCAATATTACGTTCATTTGCATACCCAATACTCATGTGATAAGGAAATTTTATCTTACCTAAGTTAACTTCTGCTCTAATTTCATCAAAAACATAGTGAGCATCATTATGGACCCTTAACCACCAATGCTTACCATTAGTTCTCGGACTTAAATCAAGTAAGATTGGGACTTCCTTACCATCCCACTTTTTCTTAGCCGCTTCCCATATTAAATTAGCCTCATTTTCGCTATATTTTCCTTCAGCCATAATATCACTAACCTTATCGTTTATAAACGAAATATGGGCACCTCTAAGCGGTTTATTGAGTATTAAATTATATCTCTTATTAAGAAACCAAGCGTAATATTCTGAAACATCACCATCAAAAAAAAGCATAGCAATTCTTTTCCAAGAAGCCTGAGATTCATGCTTCCTAGTGTAATTAATTGGTTCAAAACCAATTTTCCCAACTACTACTATTTCTTCTTTCATGTAACGTTTTCATAATTATGCCAATCTAAACTTAGGTAAAAATTCACGTAAGAATGCATTGGACTCACCACCAATTTTTTCAACCCACTCATGATATTGCTTAAGAGTTCTTAATTCAGACGCTTGTGCATCGGGTTGAAAGTCTGGATATAACTCTTTATTAAAGACTCTCTCGTCAACCAAAAATACAATACCTGTTAATGTATCATTTAAATCTGGTTCCCTAAACTCAGCAAATAAAACCTCGTTATTTTTTAATGAGATAGCATGTTGTTGAAGAGTACCTAATTTATCAGGATTTTCATTTGTCGTACCACCGTTTAAGATAATAAATGTCTTATCCTTTTTAGCAAATTTATCATAAATTGCCTCAAAAGGTGGAATACCTTTAACAATCTGACCGTATTCAACTACAGCATGTCCAAATTGAATACCTTGTTGTATCGGACTAAGATTATATGGTACTAAACCATACATTCTGTATTCTAAATACATCTCAGTTTTTCTTGGTATTGAATTAGGCTTTATTTCACAATCCTTAATTCTAGTGTAAAAATCACTATAAGTAATTTTTTCCTCATAGAAGGATTCCACATAAAAAGCCCAATCTGTTGCCCACTGTGATAACTTTAATGGCCTTATTCTTTCATCAAGACACCACTCATAACCCGTTTTTAAAATTGTATCTACCATTTTCTTGTTGTTTCTTTGAATAACTTGCTATTTTCGTTAATCCAAGATAATACCATAGCTTGCATTTCTGGCGGTAATGGATAACCACTTACATAAACCACATCCATAACTATTTCAATCTCTTGACCCTTATCGAAAACAACACCGTTCTTCAATCTTGTTTTTTCTAATAACTCTACTACTTTGTTAGTAATCATTCTGATTAATTTAACGCTTTCATTATCGCTTCAAGCTCCATTTGGTCCCTAACTTCTTTAGATACCAAACTATTAAGCCTAAGTTCGTAATTTTCAAGGTCTTTTTTCTTCTTACCTAAAAGAAGTGTTGATACCCTAGCTTTGATGTCGTTAACCCAAGCATCCTTAGTAAATCCTAACCAATTAAATTCTGTTTCAATACCCAATATTGAATTGGCTTCCGTATGAAATTTTTCTTGACTAAGGATAAACGCCAGAATTTTTGTTAATTCTCTCGTGTCGCTTATTGTTTTTAGATTTAACCTCGTTGAAGAAGCTTCATCATAACCAAATGAACAATTTGTCATCCAATTTGGTTTTTCCGCTTTGCTGATTTCAGCTTTCTGTGCTTGAACTTTTTCAAACAACTGTTGTACTAATTTTTGGTCTACTGTTGACATATTTTTAATAATTAAAATAGTGATTATTTATACTTATTTCACGGCCATTTTCAAATTTTAAATAAAGGTCGTATAATGGTAATGTGTTAATTTCATCGGCATCATAAATTTTATAATTATTATCATGTCGAAACGAATCTGGTGTTGGTTTAGTATGTAAAACACCATCCTTAAAAAAATAAGTAATATATTGTTTACAAAGTTTAATACCTTCATAAATGTAATTTCTATTAATAAAATCGTAATGATAAGCAACTTCTAACTTACATTGTACAAATTCATCATCAGATAACTTATAATAAACATTTGAGTCAGATGGTTTTATTTTATCCCAAGGACTCTTAGATTTTATGTTAATAGTTATTTCTTTACTCTTCGCTATAAAACAAACTGGTTTACTCACATTGTTTCCAAGTCTATTAAAAGCATCCATCAACTCCGCATAATCGGAAGCTGGTGTTGAATCAATACATTTTGATAAAAATGCCACATTTTTATTATAAACATAATCACCACTTTTATTAATAAAAGTATGCATTTTTTCAGAAATTATCATTCTTTCATTGGAGTATGCACTATTATTATATTTATAATATGGAAATTTACCTAAATATATAATTTCATTTTGACGCTTATCCATATAAGTCGCCCCAATTATTAATTCTTTAGCTGATACTTTACCATCCTGTAGGTTAGTAAAATTTGTTGAATTTTTATATGCACCACTACCAACTGGTAAAAGTACCAATTCTTTACCTTCCCATGAATATACAAACTCACCTTCAAGACCTTTACCCTTTGTTGATGTACATTCTTGAAGAATATACAATAAGTTAGCTACGCTGATTTCAAACTCAAAGTTTCTTGGGTCATAAACACGAATATATTCATTACGTGCATCCCAGCCATAACTATGTCTTTGACCACCTACACCCTTATTTAAAACAAATCCCTCGGTTGGTACATTTTCAAACTCATGAGGTTCGATAGTTTTATCTCTCCAACCTTGCCAAGATGTTTCTTTACGTAAGACACCCTTATTATCAAAGTAGATAACATATGCTAATCTATTTGTATATGTGTCATCTCTTTTTTGATACCCAACCTTGATTTTTTTAGGTATAAATAACTGTTGTTCTTCTTCCATTTTTATTTAAAAAATAGTGAAAAATATGAAAAAGTCAAGCTTATACAAGCCCGACTTCTTCGTTTTGTTTAGCGAAAAAATAGTTACGGCATCTTTCAGAAACCTTAGCATTTATAT